TACCAGGAGCAGTTCCACTAGTAGTAGTTGCGACGGCTCAAAATAAAACATCAGGTACAGGCAGTGGCACAGCCACTGGTACACTGAGTACCAACGCAAACGAGATATTTTTAGTATCGTCTCAGAGAGAATTAACTCAAACATTTGGCGATCCTACTTTTTACACAGACGCATCAGGAACACCTATACAAGGGTATGAACTGAACGAATATGGCCTCCAAGCGGCTTACTCCTTCCTTGGAATTGCCAATAGAGCGTTTGTTATCAGAGCAAACATTAATACTTCAGAATTAACTGGATCAGCAGATGCACCTGGTGGCACACCTGATGATGGTTTTTACTGGTTCGATTTAGCAAACACAAATTTTGGAATAAAAGAATGGAGTGAGACAACTCAGTCATTCACAAATAAAACTCCAATTTTCATCACATCAACTGATGAAGTTACTGGTTCACCTGCGGCGCCGATTGCGGCAAAAGGAGCAATTGGTGACTATGCAGTTGTAGCAACTAACCCATTCAATAGATTGTTTTACAAAACAAGATCAAACACTTGGGTAAGAGTTGGTTCGGCTGATTCTGCAACCAAAGACGCTTCATGGTCATCTACACATCCAGTAGTGACAGGTACAGCAACTAATCCAACAATAGTAACTTCAGAGTCAGTTACAATTAATGGTTCAACTGTGACAACACTAGGTACTACTGTGGCAACATTTGCGGCAGCTATTAACAGTGAAGGCATTGAAGGTGTTAAAGCGGCGGCTGTTGATGGCAAACTAGAAATTTATGCAATCCCAGTAGCATCAGGGGCTGATTCATCTTCATTGGCACTAGGTGCAATTGAATTAGAAGATGTTTCAGGCACACCATTTGCAGATGCTGGAATAGCAACAGGCACAGCGAACAGACTACACACACCAAAAATATTCATTGGAACACACACTGAGGATCATGGATTTAGATCAGGAGATTCTAGACCAAGACCAAGTGGCTCTGTTTGGATACAACAAACAGCACCAAATAACGGTGCAACTATACAGTTGAAAAAATATTCAGAAACTGCTGGACAGTTTGAATCAGTAAATGCTCCGGTGTTCAAAACACATGAACAAGCATTACAACAACTTGATAGAACAGGCGGTGGATCAAATCTAACAGTTAATGATGTGTTTGTACAAGTAAACACAACTGAAGACGAATGGGGTGATTCATCTAGAAATACTGGAGAGTTAATTGATTATGTTGCTTTTAGAAGAGCAGTTGGCGTTGGATCAAACACAAACATAGTTTCAAATAAAATTACAACAAAAACATCGGCAATCACAGCAACAGGAACTGTCCAAATGGCAGAAACTATTGTTAGTAGTGCAACGCAAACAAACAGCAATTCAAACTTACTGAATGTAAAAACTGTTACCATAAGTGGCACTGATGCTGATGACGTTGTGGCAGGCATAGCGGCGGCTGGATTCGATCATGTCTCTGCATCATATGACGCTACTTCAAGAAGAATTACAGTAACTCATGACAACGGTGGAAACATTTATTTCACAGACACATCAAACACACCGATGAGTGATTTAGGATTCAATGCAACTTATGCCAACACATACGGTGACAACACAAGTCTAAGTGCTGAAAAAATTGCAAACTTGTACACAGCACCCACTGGTGATAAAGATGACTATTCATCAATAATTGGTAGTGACGCATTTTCATTTGTAGCATCAAACTGGATTCCAGTGCAAAATGCACCAGACTCTGGCACAGTGTACACAGCAATTCAAAGTGTTAATGAGCCGGCAAAAGATCCTGCTAATGAGCAACTTTGGTACAACACAACTGTTGATGAAGTTGATATTTTAATCCACGATGGTAGTGCATTTACAGGTTACCAAAATGTATCATCAGATGCAAGAGGCTTTAACCTAGCAAACACAGATCCAAAAGGACCACAAGTGTCTGCTAGTGAACCTACTACACAGTCAGATGGCACAGCACTTGTTGATGGCGATCTTTGGTTAGATACATCAGATCTTGAAAACTATCCAAAACTTTACAGATATGATTCATCACAAGAGGATGGTCAACAATTTGTATTGATAGACAACACTGATCAATCAGGACAAGATGGCATACTGTTTGCAGACTTTAGATTCCACAACAATGCAACTAAAGATGTAATCACAGAAGAAACTTTGATTACTGATCTACTAACATCCAGTTATACTGATCTTGATACTCCAACTGCCGCACTATATCCAAAAGGCATGTTAGGTTTTAACCTAAGACGTTCAGGTTACAATGTTGCAAGATTTAAGAAAGATTACTTTACAAGAACTAATTTTCCAAGTGCAGTAACGTATCCAACTCTACCTACTGAAAAAGATGCTTGGGTGTCTGAATCACCATTAAAAACAAATGGTGCTCCTAACATGGGAAGAAAGGCACAAAGAGCAGTTGTTGTAGAAGCAATGAAATCAACAGTAGCATCTACTACTACATTAAGAGAAGAACAACGAGAATTTAACTTATTGGCAGCCCCGGCTTATCCAGAGTTAATTTCAGACTTAGAAACTTTAAATGCAGACAGAAAAGACACAGCATTTGTTGTCGGTGATGCTCCATTTAGATTAGCACCTACATCAACAGCAGTTACAAACTGGGCAAACAACACAGCAGGCGCGGCAGACAACGGTGAGGATGGACTACTGAGTACAGATTCATTCACTGGAGTTTACTATCCTGCAGGGTTTACCACTGCTAACAGCGGTGAATCAGTTGCAGTTCCGGCTTCACACATGATGTTAAGAACGATTGCGTTTAACGATCAAGTAGCATTTCCATGGTTTGCACCAGCAGGTATAAGACGTGGTAAAGTTGACAATGCATCATCAGTTGGATTTATTAATACAGAAGGCGAATTTGAAACTACTCAAGTGTCGAATGGATTAAGAGACTCACTTTACAGTGTAAATGTAAATCCAATATCATTTGTAACTGGCGCAGGATTAACTGTGTTTGGTCAAAAAACAAGACAACTGGTTCCATCAGCACTAGACAGAGTTAATGTTGCTAGACTAGTTGCATTTGTTAGATTGAACTTAGATAAAATTGCTAGACCATTTATATTTGAGCCAAACGATACACTTACTAGAAATGAAATCAAACAATCAGTTGAATCATTCTTATTAGAATTGACTTCACAAAGAGCATTGTTTGACTTTGCAGTTGTGTGTGATGACACAAACAACACACCAGCAAGAATTGATAAAAACGAATTGTATGTTGATGTAGCCATAGAGCCAGTCAAAGCAGTTGAGTTTATATTCATTCCAGTAAGATTGAAAAACACAGGAGAGATTGGCGCCCTTTAAAAAGGCACAACCAGAATAATACTATAGAGTATAGTAAATACAATTAGGAGAANAAAACAAAATGGCAATATCAACACTTTCAAAGTTTACAGTNCCGTTAGCAAGTAACCAGTCGTCAAACACTCAAGGCTTGTTAATGCCAAAACTACAATATCGCTTTAGGGTGGTACTTGAAGGATTTGGTGTGTCAACTCCTAGATCAGAACTTACTAAACAAGTTGTAGATGTTACAAGACCTAACATTACTTTCGACCAAATCACACTTGATGTTTACAATTCAAGAGTGTACATGGCAGGTAAACACACTTGGGATCCAATTACTNTTAACGTAAGAGATGATGTAAACAACGAAGTTACTAAACTTGTTGGTGAACAGTTACAGAAACAATTTGATTTCTTTGAGCAATCATCTGCCGCTTCTGGAATTGATTACAAATTCACAGGTAGAATTGAAATGCTAGACGGTGGCAATGGAGCCGACACAGTAAACGTTCTAGAAACTTATGAATTATATGGTTGTTATCTAGACAACGTACAATACGGAACAATGGCATACGCTACTTCAGATCCTGTACAGATTACAATGTCAATTAGATATGACAATGCAATCCAAACTCCAAGAGGATCAGGCATTGGCGCAGACGTGGCTAGAACCATTGGAACTGCTGTTACTGGCGGTTAATAAACCACCT